GCCTGAGCCGTGGCCATTGTTGATGTTGGGAAGTGGGCTGCTGGTCCTATGGGGCAGCAGGAAACTGAAGGTGCAACACAACTAGGGGCTACCGACCGCTGGCACTTGTGGGGTTCCTGCGAGTGCCAGAGCGGGCCGGTCGAGCATCCGCCTACGGGCGCGAAGGAGGGGAAATGCTGAGTGAGAAGGGTTTTAGGATAGAACAAGCGATAAACAATGAGTGGGCAAAGTCTCACATCTACTGCCCTCTTGACTACGCCAGAATTGCGGCTCAGGCCGTGCTCGCACTGGAGCGACCAGCGGGGTCAGAGCCAGCCGATACATACAGCATGGCGCAGCCTTCACCTTTGCGGTATGTGCCTATGGTGACGGCGGCAGGTACGGTCCAGCAGCCAGCCGGGCCGGAGCCGACGTTCACGCTGGAGCAGATCGAGAAAGTCCGCGTAGCAATCCTAGCTCAAAACCACCAAGGAGGGCCTCTCCGCCGGCTTGAATTTGCAAAAGATGTGTGCAACCGTCTCGCTCCCGAGCCGCAAAAGCAGGTGATTGTCTCTGGAAATTCTGTGCTCATAGATGGCGCAGTTTGTGCGACATTTAGTGGCAAAGATTCCTTGGATGCCGCGCAGGATTACGCTAGGCTACGCATCGCCCGTCTCGCCGAGCTTGCGAAGGAGGCCAGCAATGGCTGAGATACATGAGTACCTGAAAATCAAATGGCCTCTATGCGCCGGAGTGGGTATGAAAGAACGCGGCTCTTTTGTCGATCCAAGCCAGATGCGAATGGGTTCCTGCCACGCTTGCAAGGGAACTGGAAAGGTCTGGGCACTAGATCAACAGGAGATGGCTGCTCGGATCGCGGCGCTGGAGGCCGAGGTCAAGGCATACGAACTTCAAGATGGAATGCTTCGCAAAGCGTATGAAGATTCAGGTGATGCGGGGCGGTTCACGTGGAGTGGTTGGCTGCTGAATCTTGTGCGCGATAATGCCGCGTTGGAGGCCGAGGTCCAGGCACTGCGGGAGAAGTTGACGCAGCGGAGTGCGCCGGTGAGCGATGAGGACTTTCCGCATTTGAGTTATCTGATTTATCCGATGCCCGACGGATACACCGGACCCGTGTTATCAGTTGTTGACGACGTGAACGCGCTGATCGCCGCACGCGCCGCACAGCCGAAAGAGGAACCGAATGCCAAGTGAGAAGTTCATGCGCCACCACTACGGAGCAAGCGGATACTCAAAGCCAGAAGACAACCTGGGCGCAACCACCGATGAAGTATCGGATTCTCTACGCGACGACGTGAAACTGGCTTTCAAAACATGCAACCAGCAGCGAGTTCGCATCCTCGAACTTGAGGCGAAACTGGCCGCGCTCACATGGCGTCCGATCACCAAGCAGTTACCAGAGAAGTCTTACGCGCACAATTGGCTTGTCTGGATCACATGCGACAACAAGGCGGGAGGCTACATTGACCTAGCCGCATACGGAGATTATTACTACGAAGACGAAGACGCAGATTCTAGCGATATCAACTACGTTGACGGGAATGATCCTCACGCCGATGAGGGCAATATGCGCGGAACCGGATGGCATCGAGAGGAAGAGTCGCAGATGATCGATCTCAACGGCAAGGTAACGTATTGGATGCCGAAACCGCTTCCGCCAATCATCTCGCCCCCGGCAGACAAGGCGGGCGCATGAGTAATCGCTGGGCCTCCTCCTGCCGGGGCAAGCAACGGCATAACTCCGAGCGCAAGGCCGACGCCGCGGCCAAGGCTTCGCAGATCATATACGGGGTCGAGATGAACAGCTACCTCTGTGGGTTTTGCCACAAGTGGCACGTCGGCAACACCTACGCCCGCAACGGCAAGGCGGCCAGGCGGGAGCGGGAAGAGGGCGACGAAAATAATTCGCTTGACAAAGCGAGTTTGATTCTCTAGGATGGTTTGCGATATGAAACTTTCGCAAATGAAACCCGGCAAGCGCATCTCAGTGACCGCGCAGAGACCCACCAAGACGCGGCTGCTAGTGGACATCCAGGGCATGAGGGAAAGCAAGGGCGTCACGATCCGGCAGGTGGAGAAGGTCATCAAAGTCAGTAATGCCACGCTCTGCCAGATCGAGCACGGATGCACCCCCAGGCTGGATAGTGCGCTCAAAATCGCAGCATTCATCGAACTGCCCATTGAAAGCATTTGGGCACTGAAAGGCAAGTGATGTGCCATGTTATCGAGATGACCGGCAAGAGATTCACCAAACTGCTGGTGTTGGAGCGGCGCGACTCTCGCCAACATGGGACCAATAGCACTGACATGCGCGCGGTATGGCTATGTCGCTGTGACTGTGGCAATGAAATCATAGCGTTTGGACATTCTCTGCGGTCGGGTAATACGCGCTCATGTGGATGTATTCGCAGTGAATTGTCAGCGAGCGCCACACATCGGATGACCGGCACGCCGGAATATCGGGCATGGTACAGCATCAAGGATCGGTGCAACAATCCAAACAACGAGGACTATCATAACTATGGCGGTCGTGGAATCAAAGTTTGCGACCGTTGGAGTAAGTTTGAGAACTTCTTCTCCGACATGGGATTGCGCCCTGGTGGAATGAGCTTAGATCGGCAGGATGTCAATGGCGATTACGAGCCACGCAACTGTCGCTGGGCAACAAGCAAAGAGCAGGCTCGCAATCAGAGAACCAATCTACGCTTCACCAAAGACGGCAAAACTCGCTGCCTGGCGGAGTGGTGCGAAATGTTAGGGTTGAATCGAGCTTTGATCTACCGCCGCATCAGACGCGGCGAAACATTTGAGAGAGCGATCTCCAGAAAGGCAAGGTACGGACATGGCGATTTATGATGAAAAGGAAAGTTATGCTGCGTCAAGAGCGGGAGGCGTAGGGGGAACCGATGCGGCAGCTATTTTAGGCCTCTCCCCATACAAGCGCCCTATTCAGATTTACGCCGGCAAGGTCAGCCCCGAGAAGCAGCCGGAGCTTGACAAGGAGTGCTTGTACTGGGGCAGCGCGCTTGAACCCATCGTGCGCGGCCGCTACCAGGAGCGCTTCAGCACCCAGGTGGTGGCGCCCGCCGACCTCGGAGTTATCTTCCCCAAATCCCGGCCGTGGCGCGATTCAACGCTCATTGAGGGCGCGGAGCCTTGGATGCTGGGCGCGCCCGACGGCTGGATTCCCTCAGCGCACAGTGGGCTTGAGGTCAAGTGCAGCTCCCGCAAGAGTGAGGAGTGGGGCGAGGAGGGCAGCGATGGCGTGCCCGCCCACTATCTCATACAAGCAGCTTGGTATACCGCCGTCTGCAATGCACGGGGCTGGAACTTCGCCGTGCTGTTCTCCGGCAACACCTTGGCCCAGTACCGCATTGAGCGCGATCCCCAACTTGAGAAGGACATGATCGAGGCGTGCCGGTCGTTCTGGTTTGACAATGTGCTGCGCAAAGTCGAGCCAGCTATCGACGAGAGCGAGAGTTATGGCAAGTATCTCGCCCGCAAGTTTTCACTCAACACCGGCAAGGTCATCGGCCCGCACGATCCTAACTACCCTGCGATTCTCAAGTGGACCGCCGAGATGAAGTCCGCGGACGACCGCGAGAAGGAAGCTGGCGAGCAGAAGCAGTTGGCGAACAACCAACTTCGGGCGCTGGTGGGGGATGCGCAGAAGGTGGTAACTCCGTTTGGGACGTGTGGATGGGTGAGGCCCGAGAAGAAGCCTGTTACGGACGAGAAGGCGGCTATGATCGAGTTAGCCGCTCTCTACGACGACGCGCGCGCCGGGAATGCCATTTCTTCCGCCGATATCATCAAGAAGCACACGGAAGAGAAGCAAAACTCGGCATACCTCAGAGTGTGGTGGAAGAAATGAGAGTTACCATCCTTCCCGAACTCGCAATGGTCTGCCTTCGCGCGAAGTGCGCAGTTATCTTCGAGGGTCCAGACAAGACATGCCCGGCGTGTGGATGGCAGGGCGCAACCTACCGGGAGATCGAAGCAATGGCGCTGTCGGCCGTGCTTGGAACAATAATTGAGGCACCGAAGCCTCCGCAACCGATAACCCAAACCATTCAGTGAAAGGCAAGGTGATCCAGTGGCAGAACAGCAGGCAGCACAGCAACAGCAACCATTAACTCAAACCACAACCCAAACCCCACAGACCGTCGAGGCTGATGGGATTCTAGCTGCGGCCATCAAG